AAGTGTATTCAGTGCGGTAAATCATTTGTCACGCAACGAAGGTCGGGCGGAAAAACTGCAGTTGTTTGTTCGATCCAATGTCATGGGATTCGCCAATCGCAATTGAATAATGCTTTGCGTGAGTTGTGCTCATGCCAGAGGTGCGGAAGACAATTTGCAAAGCGCAGTCGAAGAAATGACGCAAACCGATTCTGTTCTCGCAAGTGTGGAGGAACTGCCAAGAAGCAGATAAAGGAATCACAGCATCGAAAAATGATCTTTGCAATTGCTGATGGATTTCTAAGAGTCATGCACAAATGGATTCGCCTTGAACAGCGGCGGATTCATGCAGAGGATATGCGTCTTCAAAGAGTTCGCGTGGCGAGTGTTGCGTGCTGCAAATGCGGAACGACATTTGAACGAACGGAAGGGCTGCGTGGTTTCCCAAAACAGAATTGCCCAACATGCATTGGGTCTGCCAAGAAGAAACTGCGCAAAGCACACAAGCGACTGCGACGCGCGAGGACAAAGGGATCTGATGGAGTTAAGGTAAATCCCGATGAGATTTTCCAGAGAGATAACTGGAGGTGTCAGCTTTGCGGCAGGAAAGTTACCAAAAAGGCTTCTCCGAATGACGACGAATACCCCAACCTCGATCACGTGATTCCTGTCTGTAATCATGGTCCGCATCGTCCAGAGAATCTGCAGTGCCTTTGCCGTGCCTGCAACCTGAAGAAGTCTGACAAGAGGCTGAATCTGTTCTAATGGCCCGTCCACCGAAACCAGTTGAAGTCTTGAAGATCACCGGAGCCTATCGGGCGGATCGGCACAAGGTGCGGGAAGACGCTGCCAAGCCTGCGGGGTGTGTTGAGGAGCCAGTAAACCTCGATGGTCTGGGGCTGCAGCAATGGGAGGTGATCAGGCAGACGCTGATCCCTCTAGGCTACCTCACGTCAGCAGATCAGCACGTTGTTGATCTGTGCTGTCGGCTGTGGAGTCTTGTGCAGAACTCAATTGCAGCGGCCCAGCTTGAGCCGACGGACAAGGATGCACGGGCGGCAGTGGTGGCATACAACCAGCAGTGGCTGGCGTGTTCTGCACGTCTGGGGCTGTCTCCGATTGATCGGATCAAGTTGGCGGGGATCACTGGGAAGAAGGCGGCAGATCCTGCCGATGAGTTCTTTTCGGGGGCCGGATGATGCAATTCTGGTTTGATGATGTGGCCGGTGATCGTGCCGTGCGATTCTTTGAGACACAGATCAGGTTGGTCGAGGGGCAGGCAACCGGTGTCCCGTTTTTGCTGCAGCCGTGGCAAGCGAAGATCGTTCGGGATGTGTTTGGCTGGAAGCGTGGCGACGGGACGCGGCGTTATCGATCCGTGTATCTGGAGATCCCGCGAAAGAACGGCAAGAGCACTCTCGCTGCGGCATTGTCGCTATACCTTCTCCTCTGCGATGGCGAACAGCGTCCGCAAGTGTACTCGGCTGCTGGTGATCGTGGGCAGGCCCGCATTGTGTTCGACGCGGCACGAGCGATGGCAAAGGCCAATGATCGAATTATGGGCGAGGTCCGATTGCTCCATAATCGCGTCTTGGCACAGAAGACTGGCGGGTGGTACGAAGCCTTGTCGGCGGAGGCGTTTACAAAGCACGGGCTTTCAGCGTCTGGGATTATCTTTGACGAATTGCACGTACAGAAGTCTCGTGAGTTGTGGGACGTTTTGACAACGTCGGTTGGTGCGCGTCGTCAGCCTCTGGTGATTGCCATTACGACGGCCGGACATGATCGCTCTTCGATCTGCTGGGAGATGCACCAGCGGGCGAAAGAGGCAGTGAAGAATCCTGACGATGATCCGTTTTTCTACGCTTCCATATTCGGTGCTGAACCCCAAGAGGATTGGACATCTGAGGAGGTGTGGCGACGGGCAAATCCGAATTACGGCGTGAGCCTGTTTCCTGATTACCTGCACGAGCGGTGCAACGAGGCCCGCAACAATCCGGCGGCGGAAAACACCTTCCGAAACTTGCACCTCAATCAATGGACAGAGCAAGCGGTTAGATGGATTCAGATGGAGCATTGGGACAAGTGCGAGGAGGGCATAAGCCTCGAAGACTTCGTCGGGGAGCCGTGCTTTATGGGGCTAGACCTGGCAAGCACTCGCGACATCAACGCTCTTTCTCTGCTGTTCCGTCGTGACGGCGAGTACTACGTGTTCTGTCGCTACTGGATGCCGCGTGACTGTCGCGACGTGCAAGGCAAGAGTGATCGAGCACAGGCCAAGCGGTGGGCAGAGCAGGGACTGATTCAACAGACCGATGGCGACGTGGCAGACTACGGCGTGATCTGTGCGGACATCTGCGATCTTGCCGAGCGGTTCGATTTGCAGATCCTCGGCTATGACCCGTGGGGACCGGCCCGAGCACTGGCACAGCAATTGACAGCAAGCGGATTCCCTGCGGACAAGCTGCGCGAGTTCCGGCAGAATATCGGATCGTTCGCCGCCCCATCGAAAGAGTTCGAACGGCTGGTCACCGGTCACAAGATCCACCACGACGGAGACCCCGTGCTGCGATGGATGGTGGGAAATGTTGCGGCAGAACGCGATCGGAACGATAATATCCGTCCGAGCAAGAGCAGAAGTGCAGACAAGATCGATGGTGTTGTGGCAACCATCATGGCGTTGGGCCTGGCACTGGCGGAGGAGCAGGCAGGGGCAAGCGTGTACGAATCCGGAGGGAGTCTGTTCCTATGAGCGTGATAACAACCATCCGGCAAAGCGTGGCCCGCTGGATTGCACCAGAGGCCCGGGCGCTGCCGCAGCAGGTGGCAGACGCCCTGACGGTGCGGAGTTCGTCCGGCGTGGCAGTGACTGAAGCAACTGCCCTGACAGCGTCGGCGGTGTTCGCGGCAATCCGGGTGATTGCGGAGACCGTGGCACAGGTGGATTGGGAGATCTACCAGAAGAGCGGAGAGGCGGAGATCGAGATCGACGATCACCCTCTGTATCGCCTTCTCGACGAGGAGCCCAACCCCGAGATGACGGCGTTCTCGTGGCGAATTGCCATGCTGACATCGTACTACCTGCATGGGAATATGTTGGCGGAGATCGAGCGGAACGGGGCAGGGCTGCCCGTCAATCTCTGGTGGATTCACCCCAGCAGGGTGCATGTGATGCGCGATCCCGGCCCGATGGGTCGGCTGTTCTATCGCGTGACCGATGCCGACGGACTTAATCCTGTGCGGGTGGAGTCGGCCAATATGTATCACGTGCCGTTGCTGGCGTCTGACGGCGTGACCGGCCGGGGGCTGATTCAGCGGGCGCGGAACTCGATCGGCCTGAGTCTCGGCATGGAAGAGTACAGCGGCAGCAGTTTTGCCAACGGGGCGCGGCCTGCCGGACTCCTGAAGCATCCCGGCAAGTTGACGGCTGACGCCAGATCCAACATCCGCAGTGAATGGGAGGCCCTGCATCGTGGGGTGGACAAAGCAGGGCGAACTGCTGTCTTACAGGAGGGCATGGAATTCCAGCCCATGCAGATGAGCGCGGTCGACGCCCAATTGCTTGAACAGCGTCAATTCCAGATTTCCGAGATTGCCCGATGGTTCAACATCCCGCCCCACCTCTTGCGGGACTTGTCGCGGGCGACGTTCGGGAACATTGAGCATCAGGGGATCGAGTACCAGACCTACACGATTCGACCCCTGTGCCGTGCCATGGAGCAGGAAGCCCAGCGCAAGCTGGTGTCGCGTGCCGAGCGTTCGACGATCCACACGGAGTTGGATCTGGACGACCTGCAATTGATCGATCGCAAGAGTAGGTTCGACGCCTACGCTGTGGCCCGGCAAAACGGGTGGATGTCCGCCAACGAGATTCGAGACGAGGAAGGCATGAATCCGATTGCAGGCGAGGAAGGCGATGCATACCTCATCAACGGGAACATGATCCCGCTGGGGCTGGCGATGGCTGGCGGCGTGGCCTCACTCAATGCGACTCCTGCTCCGGTGGTTGGGGAGCCAAGCGTGGCAATGCCAGAGGAGGGGCGGGCTGTCGCTGTCGGCGAAACCGAGATGGCGGGAGCACTGGCGGCGATCCTCGAAGGGGAGTTGTCTCGGCTGCTGACGAAG